GGCTCATAATGCCAAAGGTGCAGGAGGCTATACGTTTGCGCAAAGAAGAGCTAAGCGTGGCTGCTAGTATAACCGAGGAGTGGTGGCTCCAAAGGCACCGTGAGATAGCTGGAGTTGATCCTCGCGACTTCTATGACGAGCAGGGCTTTCCTAGGCCTCTGGCAGAGATTCCGGCGGCCTCACGTAAGGCGATCAAACGGATTCGATCGGTTGAATTATTCGACGGCAAAGGTGATCAGCGACACGTCAATGGTATCGTTAGAGATTATGACTTCATCGACATCCACAAAAGTATGGACGCTTTAGAGCGTCATGGAGGATGGGGCAAGACTATTAACGTCCATCAAAACCCTGATGGATCACCAATCATGCCAGGCTGTATTGAAGTCGTTTTTAAGCAACCAGAGGCCAAGAAGGATGAGCATACAGAGGACGGCGGAGAACAAGCTGAGGATTGAGATACATCCAAAGCTAGAGTTTTTGTACCATCCGGCGCCTTACAAGGTGCTCTATGGTGGCCGATCGGGCATGAAATCCTGGGGCGTTGCCCAGGCATTATTAATACTGGGAGCGCAAAAAAAGTTACACATCCTCTGCGCCCGTGAAATTCAACGATCCATATCTGAGTCTGTTCATAAATTATTATGCGACCAGATAAAACTTCTCCAGCTTGACGCCTTTTATCAGATTCAGGAAACAAGCATTTATGGTTTGAACGGCACTGACTTCTTTTTCGTCGGCCTGCAAGATCGATCCCGTAAAATAAAATCGGCAGAAGGCATTGATATTGTATGGATCGAAGAGGCTACGAAGATAAATCGTCAAAGTTGGATCGACCTCATTCCTACGATTCGTAAAGAGGACAGCGAGATTTGGGTTACATTTAACCCGGATGAAGAAACTGATTATACATATCAGCACTTTGTATTAAATCCTCCAGGTGATGCGGTCGTTCGTAAGGTTGGATGGGAAGACAATCCATTCATGTCCGAGCGTAACCGGCGCCAGAAGGATGAGATGTACGCATCGAACCCGGACGCCGCTGACAACATCTGGGGAGGCAACCCACGCCGTCGGTCAGCCGCTCATATTTTTGCCTCCAAATACCGCGTATTTGACCTAGGACCGCGCCAACCTGACTGGGAGGGGCCTTATCAGGGTCTTGACTTTGGCTTTGCTGAAGACCCTAATGCTTTTGTGCGTACCTGGGTGATTAATAATAAAAAAGTCGGTGATGATACGTTTAAGAAGATATTATACATAGAGCATGCCAAATATGGCTATCATACCGAGTTAGACCATCTTCCAATTCTATTAAAAACTGTTCCAGATTCTCATAAATATGAGATTAGAGCAGATAATTCCCGGCCTGAGACTGTAAGACACTTACAAACACACGGATTTCCTCGTGTGATCTCATGTGACAAGGGCAAGGGCAGCGTGGAAGAGGGCATCCATTACCTACTCAATTATGATGCAATCGTAATTCATCCTAGTCAAAAAGAGATGATTGAGGAAGCAAAGTTTTATTCCTACAAGGTAGACAAGGATTCCGGCATCCCCTTGCCAGATATTATTGACGCATTTAACCATGGGTGGGACGCTGTTAGGTACGCGCATGAACCGCGCATGCGGCATCGTGGGACGATGAAGATCTCAGATGATTTCTTGGCGAGGATATAAATATGTGGTGGAAATCGAAAAAGCCCGAAGTCATCGAAGCTAAGGCGGAAAAGGTCCTCGAAGAGCGACGCGAGAAGCATAAGATGGTCATCAGCGAAGTAATGATGGACCGGCTGAACGCCATGTCATCGCCGCTCAGTGATACGCCGCGCGTGCCTCCGTACCCTAATTTCCCGGTGGAGCCCTACACACCCCCTAAGGGCGTTTGCCCCGCCGAACACGTATTAGCCATGGATGCAGCCAACCCGCAGATTATCGCCCAAAACGCGATCTTTTTTAGTGGCCTAGGCTTTCCTGGTTTCCCTTATCTGACTGAGCTAACCCAGCTTACAGAATACCGTGATATGAGTGAGCGCATCGCCGCAGAGATGACCCGTAAATGGATCAAGCTCCGAAGCCAGGGCGAGGAAGACAAATCCGAGACGATCAAGGTTATTGATGCTGCATTGAAACGGCATAAGATCCGGGATCTCTTCCGATACGCGGCTGTGCTTGATGGATTCATGGGACGTGCTCAACTATTTATGAACTTTGGTGACATCGAAGGTGAAGAGCTTGAAACTCCTTTAATGCTTAACCAATACAAGATCACAAGGGATTCATTGCGTGGTTTCAAAATCGTCGAGCCTATCACAACTTACCCAGCGGTCTACAACTCTAGCAATCCCCTCAGGGGAGACTATTATGTACCTAGTGCATGGTTTGTCTATGGGCAAAAGGTCCATGCGACGCGCATGCTACAGTTCATAAGCCGTCCCTTACCTGATCTGCTCAAACCGGTTTATAACTTCTCTGGGATGTCATTGAGCCAGCTCGCGCAACCATATGTAGATTATTGGTTGCAGACTCGCGATAGTGTCGGGACGTTACTTAAAAACTTTAGTACACCGGTATTAGAAACTGATACATCATCCGCCCTGGAAGGCGGAAATGGGCAAGAACTGCTCAAACGCGCCGCGATGTACACTAAGTTTCGGGACAATCAGGGACTGTTTATAACCAACAAGGAAACCGAAAACTTTAAGATCGAAAACGTACCACTGGCAGGACTGGACAAGCTCCAGGCCCAGGCGCAGGAGCACATGGCCGCTGTCGCTAAGACACCCTTGGTGGTCCTCCTTGGCATCACACCCACGGGCCTCAATGCAAGCGCCGAGGGTGATATGAGAGTTTGGTACAGCTATGTGGCCGATCAGCAGGAAGTGCTCTTTAGGTCAAATCTTGAAATAGTCATTAAAGTGATCATGCTCAGCGAGCTTGGTTACATCGACGATGACATAACCTTTAATTTCCTGCCACTTGTTGAGATGACCGAGAAGGAGCATGCCCTAATCCGTCACGTGGATGCTTCCGCATCGACGCAATACGTCGCTATGGGTGCGATCCGGCCAGAAGAGGTTCGCAATCAGCTTGCGACAGATCCAACCTCTGGATATGATAATTTAAATGTAAACAGTGGCCCTATAATCCCTCCATCTAATCTGGAAGGAGGTAAAAAGGATACCACCGGTGCATCAGTACACCAAGGTGTTGGTATGGGTACCGAGATGGGTAATGAATTAGGATTCGGTGATGCATTCAATGAGGTATTAGATTCTATTGACGGAGCAATCGACGTAGCCGAAGAGACTGCCAAAAGTGGTCTCCTCCGCGATGAATTTCACGGCAACCAATCAACTGGTGGGTTTGGCGCGGCAAGCGAGCATCCCTACGTGACCTCTACCAAACTAAGCGCTATTGCACAAGCCGCGTCGCGCCGTGCCGCGCAGTACGGCACCAAGCGTAACCATGATCTTGCGCTCAAAGCTCACAGACGTGCCCTTGCCTCTCATCAAAGATCCATGGACACAGCATCCTCAAATGCCAGGACTGTGCACGATGCGTTCATAGATGCGCATACTACAGCCATAGCCATGCATGAGGTTGCACTATCTGGAGGCGCGTAATGGGTAGTCAGGCGGCAATGCTAAAACTCTTATATGCAGAGGCAGGATTGGAAGCGTTGCCAGAGAATACACCCATGGAAGAGGTTAAGCGTATAGTCAACGAGCTTGAAAAAGTCGGCATGATAAAGATAATAGTTAATCTATATACAAACGCAGGGCTAGAGATACCTAGAAAGTTTGATACTGATGAGGTGATTCGACTGATTGCGACTTTACGAGTGCAAGGCATGGAAGCATCATTCGGGCTTGCGCCTAGGAATAACCGATGAAACTGCGTGCTCCAGGCAAAGAGCCCATCTTGCTTGATCCAGTAAGGTCAAGTGCTGGAGTCGAGGCCTGGTACCGTCAACAGCTCATGAAACTTATCGATGCGATGCATAAAAATGTACTTTATTGGGTAAAAATAAGATACCGGGATGCCCTCCCGGCCCTGGCGAAAGACGAGAGTCCATCGCGTAAAATGCAAAAGACGATAGATAAGTTATCAAAACACTGGAAGAGCATGTTTGCCGGGATGGCGCTCACGATGGGTAGAGGTTTCCAGGAAAGGGCATTGCACCATCATGACTTTGCCTTTGGAAGCGCTCTTGCCAAAAAAGGATTCAGGAATGTAAAGTTTACTATGAATCCTCAAATCAGAGAGGCATTGGATGCACACTTAATGGAGAATGTTGAGCTTATTAAGAGCATCCCAGAGAAATATTTAAGTGAGGTTCATGGGCTCGTCATGCGTAGCGTACAACATGGGCGCGATCTTAAGAGCCTGTCTCAAGACTTGCAAGAGCGCTATGGAGCCGTAAAGAGCCGTGCCGCGCTTATCGCAAGAGATCAAAACAATAAAGCAACGGCATTAATCAATAAAGTACGCCAGAAGGCTCTAGGCCTAACCAAGGCGATTTGGCGCCATACTGGAGCGTCTGTCCAACCGCGTGAAGAGCATATGGATTGGGATGGTGAGGAATATGACATTGATGAAGGTATGTACTCGGATGTAGACGGTGAAGTAGTTTGGCCAGGAACAGCAATTAATTGTATGTGCACTTCACAATCAATCATTCCTGGTTATAATGATGAGGAGGGTGAGGAGGAAGAAGCG